AACTAGTGCTGCTGAGTTTGAAGTATATATTGGTGTGCTTACTGCATCCCATAGTTCAGTTGAACCGTTCCATACTTTTGTTTTCCAATCTGCACCACTGTTTGGTGTAGTTGTTTTAACCCATACACTTCCTGTTGGACGTTTGGTTGCTAAATCTGCTGTTTTCCATTCTGGAACGCTTGTGTGAGCAGATGCTTGATGTGCTGGTGGATAATATGTGCCAGCAGCAATACCTGCAGCAGTTAATGGTGTTCCTGTTCCTTGTCCAAGAACAATGTTTGAATGTGTTGCGCCAGTATTTTTAAATACCAATCTATTATCAACTGCCTCTGCTGTGATTCCAACAGGACCTAATGCTGTGTTAATATCACTTACTGCTAAAGCAAGACTAGTGCCCGAAAGTGTAACTGTTACACTAAGACCTTCTGCAGATCCAATAGTAATAGTATCACTTGCTATAAATGTTGGAGTAGCTGCTGTACCTGTTACTGAAGGCCAACTGCCTTTCCAATCTGCACTACCAACTTGTACCCAAGTACCCGAAGTATTTTTATACCATGTGCGTATAATAGTTGAAACTGCTACAACTGCATAATCACCAATAGCGCCTACTGATTGTTTTGGAGCATAAGGAGGTGAATTTGTTGTTTGTGTTGCATCAGTAATAACAGTTGGTGTTTTGTTAGTAAATGTTTGACCAACTTTGTTGGTTGCTGATTCGGCACTGCCGTTCCATTCAAAGATACCAAACTTTGTTACTTGAGTATCTAACCAATATGTTCCGTCTGTTGGGTTTGCAGTTGTTGGCGTTGCACTAGCAGATATTGCTGTAAGATCAAGGTCTGCTCTTACTACATACGCTCTGTTGCTTACGCCTAAATATGAATATGCTGCCTGTAGTCCGTATTCATTTTGTTCGCCGCCATGAATAGGATTGTTGTTAGCATCTGTATAAAATGTAGGATCGCCAAATGTGTCTACTAGATCTCGCTGCGATGTTAGTAGGTATGGTTTACCTGCATTGGCTTTTTGAGTTCCTGGTGCAACACCAGTTCCTGCGCCGTTTAGTTTATTTTCGCCTGTTGCGACAAATATTATAGGTACTGTGCCTGGTTCTGCTGGAGTATAAAAACTCTCATCAATAACGCTGACCTCTACACCTGGTGAAGTTAATGCCATTTTAAATTTCTCCTGTAAAGTGTTTCACTTACAACTATTTAGCAGATCACCGGAGAAAAAGGCGGTTTTTAGGGGTTAAGTATGTATATAACTCATTAGCTGTCTAATATTAAACCAAAGATCATCCAACGTTCCGTTGTTGTCAATGGTGTAATCTGCCATCCATTGTTCTAGGCTCATCGAATCTTTTGACTCGGGCATGAGATATTTGCTGCGATCAACCCAGATACAATAATCAAAAACTCCAGTGTTTTGCATTGCAAAGAATTCACGCTTGTTGCGTAGCCCACAATAGATGTCATAGGCTGCAAACATCTCTCTACCTAGAGTCGCTGCATCAGGAACATTATAATCGCAGATAGCATTATACCATTCTGCTCTGTGATTATGCCTGTCAGCATAACACTCTTCTTCATCAGCATATCCATATTTTTCCTTTAAGTCATCATAGATAAACAACTTTGAGCAGAACTTACTGCTGCTTTCAAATGTATATCCGTATTCGTCACGCAGGATTTCACATACAGTATCTTTGCCATGTCTGCCATGACCTATTACTAATAACTTCTTTTTCATAATTTAAATATAACATATTATTTAGATTTTGTCAATATCCATTTTGCAAAAAGATCTGTCCAATCAATGTGTGCTTGTTCAAGAGGATGATCTGATTCTTTTCCACATTCGTATTTGTTTTTTGTTGCCCAATCCCAAAATCCAATGCCGTCTTCCTTATGTACAAGATTAGGAAGATTTAATCTTGCAACCATGTCTTGTAAAAACACATTGTCTTGATTCAATAACTCTGGTTCAATATCTTTAAACGCAGATGTATAAAAATACTTAATATTATTATTTTCAAGCCAGCTTGTTAAATATTCTAGTTGCTGTAGTGGATAATATACATGATTATCGTGTGTGTCACGCCTAGCATAAAACTCTACATTTGTTCGTGTTAGATGTTCCGATGCCCACATTTGTCTTCTTCTGTATAACATCTCATTTGAATAACCTTTAGTTTTGCCATCGCCGTCTGATGGCAATGAAGTTAAAAATCTATCTTCGTGAGTTTTTATTTTTCTGTCTACAGGATATATACTAGGATATTCTCTACGTAAAATACTTGTCCACATTACAACTACAACAATATCTTCTGGCTTGTGTATCCTTAGATTGTGCCTAGTTTGGTATATTATACGTCTAACTATACTTCCATAATCTGCGCCTGGTACAGCAGTATTATCAACTGTTGCATTAGTAAACATTTTTTGTTGAAGCAAGTTTGGCCATGCTGTATAACTTATCTCGTAGCATATTCCTTTATGATTACGATCCCAAGACTCGTCAGCCAGCTCTGATCCTGCTGTAAAACTACAGCCGCCTGCTATTACTTTTTTGATATTATTAAATCTATTATCCAATTAAAAAACCGTAGCCAACACCACCTGCAACAGACATAGCTAGGTCGTTGTCAAGTTTTTCCATTTCCTGTTGAGCTTCGGCTTTAAGCGAATCACCGTTGAGTGTAGTACCGCCGCCTGGTCCGGCAATAGTAGCAAACTTACTACGTGCTTCACCTAACATATATTTACAGTTAGCAAGAGTATATTCCTTAATCCATTGAAATGCTTTGTAGTCTTTGTACAACTCAAAGTCAGGTCTATGATTATAGCAATATAACAATACTTCTTCCTCGGCTCTTGGTCTTGTTAATATAGTTAGCTTTTTTGTACTAGTGTTCCAAACAAATTCGATAAAACTACCAAACATTCTTCCTACTAGTTCTTGTTGTTGAGCAAAGAAATCATACGTAGCGAGGCCGCCGATACCGCTTCCTGCTAATAGATATGTATTTGTATATGCAAGGTTAAATGGTTCAAATGTTGTGCCGCCACTGTTGCCGCCTAATCTACTTCCTACACTACGTCTATGAACTTTACGCACTTCGATTATTTCATTAGGTAATGTATATGCATTTACATCTTCGGTTAGTGCAAGAGTAATATAACTTTCTTCAACGCTGTTTTCACTACGTTGTCTATATCGTGCAGTTGCTTTTCCTAGTGCAGTTTCGTAGTGTATAGGATCTAGTTCTACATCTACCATTCCTCCGCCTAGAAAGGCATTTACGTAATCAAATACTTCTTGTTTCTGTGTTGTAAGTTCGGCCATAGTTTGTCTCCACTAGTATTTATGCTAAATATACATATGCCAAGACTTAGTTTATACAGACCCGAGAAAACAAAAGATTATTCCTTCCTAGATGGTATTGTCTATGAACAGTTTACCGTTGGAGGGACTGATTTTAATATTCACAAATATCTTGGGCCAAAAAACACATTAGAAGATGATGCGACAGTTGAACAACCTGTGTATGATGTTGTAAAAGAAACAAATATCCAAGATTTATTATTTCTCGAAAACAGAGATAGAAAGTATGATGCCGATATATATACAATCAGAGGTCATTACAACTTACAAGATCAAGACTTTGATTTAAGTCAGTTTGGATTGTTTTTACAAAACGACACATTGTTTATGACCATACATATTAATAGTAGTGTAAAAACATTAGGTAGAAAAATAATGCCAGGAGATGTAATAGAACTGCCGCATATGAAAGATGAATATGCTGCAAATGATTACAATGTTGCACTAAAAAGATTTTATGTAATAGACGAAGTTACTAGAGCAGCAGAAGGATTTAGTCAAACTTGGTATCCGCACTTGTATAGATTACGTGCAAAACAAATACTAGATTCGCAAGAATACAAAGATATTTTAGATTTACCTGCAGAAGAAGGTAGTGCAAATACGCTTAGAGATGTACTCAGTACATATGAAAAAGAAATGCAAATAAACGAAGCTGTTATAGCGCAAGCAGAAGTTGATGTTCCTCTTAGTGGGTATTCTACTATACAGTTCTATACACTACAGTTAAGTGACTCGGGCGAAATTGAAATTGTTAGTACTGACTATGACAGTTTATTAGCCGATGATCAGATAACAGCAGACACTGTTTTTGTTACACCTGATGGCAATGGTTACCAAGGTTATTTGGTCGGCGATGGTATTCCACCAAACGGAGCACCATACGGTCAAGGCATTGGGTTTCCAGCTGCACCAGATTTGGGAGATTATTTTTTAAGAATTGATTTATCTCCTAATAGATTGTTTAGATACGATGGTAATAGTTGGCGCAAGATCGAAGATGCGGTTAGAACTACCCTTACACAAACTAGCGGACGTGATACTCTAAAAGGAACATTTATAAACAATCTAACTGTAAATACTATCAGCGGTGAAGATGTAGTCGAAAGACAAGCTCTTAGTAAAGCTCTTAGAGCAAAGGCAGGTGACTAATGCAATACTTTTATGATGGACAAATACGTAGATATATTACTCAAATAGTAAGAGCATTTAGTAACTTTAGCTATCGCGATGGAGATGGCGATATTAAAGTAGTTCCTGTATTATATGGAGATATTACGAGACAAGTTGGCAGTATTATTAGAGAAAATAGTGATAACAAATTACCAAGTGCTCCTCGAATGGGCGTATATGTTACTAGTTTGCAAATGGATAGATCACGTCTAAGTGATAGTAGTTATGTTAGTAAAATCAATCTTAGAGAAAAAGCATTTGATGAAAACACTAGTAGTTACGTAGCACAACAAGCCAAAGGATATACAGTTGAGAGATTACACCCAACTCCGTATACTTTAAGTGTTAATGTTGATGTATGGTCAACTAGTACTGATCAAAAACTACAAATACTTGAACAAATCTTTATGTTGTTTAATCCAGACTTAGAATTTCAAACATCTGACAACTATGTAGATTGGACTAGTTTAAGTGCATTATATTTAGAAGATATTAACTTTAGTAGTAGAACTATTCCTGTAGGAACACAAGATGATATAGATGTTGCTACATTAGGATTTACAGCACCAATATACATTTCGCCTCCGAGCAAAGTTAAAAAGTTGGGCATTATAACAGATATTATTACTGGTGTTTATAGTCAAGACGCAGGAACAATAAGCCTTGAAGGGTTTAATCCACCAACTACATCAGATCAAGGTGCTGCAAGCGGAGTTACTGTGTTACCAGACGGTACTGTTGTTAATTTAGGAAATGTTGGTATTACTAGTACTTCCAGTGTAAGTAACACAGGTTTAGATTTAAGCAATCCGATAGTTACAAGTTACAGAGATTTTGACGTTATAATCAACGACGATGAAGCCAAACTAGCTAAAAATAAAAAACTTCGAGTAGGCGATATTAGTTGGCTTAATATCATTGAGGCAGAACTGCCAGCAAAATATCAACCCAACATAAGTCAAATAAGATTACGTCGAGCAGAGTTAAGTGGCGAAATTATTGGTACATTTAATATTCCAAGCAATGATAATCATACAATGATCATTGATTGGGACGAGGATACATTGCCAGCTAACACTATTATAACAGGGCCAACTAAGACTGATGGAACTATTGATTACATCATCGATCCTATAAGTTTTAATCCTCAAACAGTAAAAACACCTGGTGTTAGATTATTATTGTTAGGGCCAATAGGTTATAAAGTCGAACGTAGTTTTAAAGCTACTACTAGTAGTAATAGAATAGATACCGATATAGATTTTATTATTACTACTAGCGAGTTAGCCGGTAGAGCCGGAGACGAACGTGTTACCAGCTTTGAAGTGTTTGTAAACGGAACACCGGTAGCAGCAACAAAATCAAATATTGACGATAAGTTTGTTATAAATCTAACTACAGCATACAGTGTAGACGACACTGTATCTTATGTACTTAATCTAAACGAAAAAGGACCAGAGGCTTGGAAAAATGCAGACAATACAGATTTTTCAGCTGATGCAAATGATATAGTCGAATGGGATGGATCTAAATGGGTTAATATTTGGAACTCTAGCAATGACAATGAAACTACATACGTTACTAACGTAACTACTGGACAACAGTTTTATTGGAACGGATATTATTGGCAAAGTGCAGTCGACGGATATTATCCACGAGGAACCTGGACTATTATATTATAAAATAAGTATTTGTATGAA